TCTGAATTCAATATTATCTCCTGTTTGTGATGTAATCAATATAACGGTTTTGCGCCCTATTGAGACATTCCATGAATATTAATTTCATCTCATTACGACCAAATGAGGTTTTCTTTTTCAATTCGAGATCCATCTCTTCTTTCAAAAAATCACTAAATTTATTAATACTCACGTTATAAATCTCCTTTACATTTCATCAAATTCATTGACTATATCACGAATAACGGTCAAAGGTTCACTAGGTTTAATTTCATAAGAGCGCCCAGCGAAAAGTAACAAAACATGATGTACATGACTTTTTGTAAGAATATTAATTACATCTTCAGGTCGATTGTAATCAAACTCGTTTCTAATACCACTATCATAACATACAGATACTCTTTTATTACGTGTGGCACAATATACAATTCCCGTCTCATCGTCATAGAAAAAGCCTCTATTGCTATCTTGCATAATAGATTGTACAAGTGAACTCTTCTGTAAAAATCCTGATAATCTTACTTCTGTAATCATAACTACTCCTCAAATATGCTGTCAATTAACTCAATAACGTAAGCGCTATCTACCTTATCTGCCTCTATTGCTGATAGCTTCTCAATCAATTCTATCATATAGAGAGAATCGACACCGATTATCTGTTGTTTCAATATTTCAATATTCGTCAAATCAACATCGTTAAGTTGTAACAACATTTTCAAATATTGTCCTGCTGTTATTCGCCATCCTCTGTTAATAAATTTTCTTGTACGTATTACAGAGCACAGCGGATATAACGAGCCCTCATACAATAAGGTTCTTGATAAGATACATTCCAGACTTTTAGCTGGTAGTTCTAAATGCTGTTTAGCATAGTCGAAATAACAATGAGTGTGTACAAAATCAAAGTTTCTAAGAATATCTTCAGGCTCTCCATAGAATCTGATGATTATTTGGAAGTTATCTGTGAAGGATAGAGCATTATCAGTAATACACTTGAGTTGATACCTATCTTTTTTATTGGTATCAAATACATGTGCGCCGTCTGAAGGAATGAATATCTTTATTCTATCTTCAACCTCCTTTCTAATATTTATCTCTTTGATTTCATGGATAGGAAACATATCAATATCCACGTAGTGACGAATCAATTTTTTGATACACTCTTTATCCTTTAGGTACACATCATAATCATTCACCTCCTCACCTATTAGCATAGACGGTATGGCACCACCAGTCACTATTATATTCTTTCTCAATTCTCTAACTAAATCTTTATTATCTTTTATTGAGCTGAGAAAGTTCTCTATCTTTTTATTCAATAGAGTTCTTATGGTACTTCTTTTTAATCCTGGCATTGTATCAACCTTTCTTGATAATTTTTGAGTAGATGATTAAAATCTTTTTCAGTTATATAATTACTAGCTAAATTTAAATAATTTTTAAATATCATTAACTGATGATATGTCTTGCAACCCTCTAACATTAGCTGACATTTTATAGCCAGACCTGGGTATATATCTAATGCGACCATCTTTATTTATTCTCCTCTCTTCAAGTGCGTATATGACAGGTTTTGGAGCAAATGCATTTTCGGCCTTCATCATTATGAGATATGCTTCAAATGCACTTTTACCATTTTCTTCATTCGAGCTGGGGTTTTTCATATAATAATTAAGACCACGAAAAGCTCTCCATCTTTTCCATTCTTTATACCACTCATCTCTTGTCATTACGCTGCCTCAAGGAGTACGATTTTAAATTTTATTTCTGAATCTCTAGGCAATTCCAAACAGCCCTCAGGTAATCTAGGTCCATAATATTGTGCCACTATTGCAATATCATTTTCTTGTAGTTTGACTGTTGAACGTTTTCCTTTCTCCAGAACGTTCACATCTTCTTCTTTCAACATACGTCTGACTATACGATCAGTCTCTATATGCCCTATCGCATTTATCGCTAATGGGCATAGAAGACGTAATGTATTATAGTCAGTGTTTATTACTTTTAAACTCTGCATCTTCACATCATCAGGCAGCATATTTAGTGAAAACGCCGACAATAGATAAACCTTACCTTTGTTAATATTCATCTTATCCTCTCAAAATAGTCGGAGACCCTCTAGATTAGCATGATCCGTATTAAAGAAAATTTCCTCATGATATTCATCATAATAAATACCATTCTTAGAGTAAGCGTATTCACTGGTCATCGGTGGGTTTTCTCTCAATGATAGTGAGTAATCATTACAAACATCATACCAATACTTCTTTTCTTTCATTGATCTATACTCCTTCGTCTTCAGAAAATAATTCATCCCATTCCTCTTCTGTAATTCCAGTCATAATAAATTCCCGTTCATCGGGTGTCAGATGTGGCATTGCATGTTGAATCAATGTACCGCTCTGCCAATCAATAAGTTGTTCTTCTGTTACATTAATTTCTAATGTATTTGTTTTACCTGTAAATGGTGATTTCCTCGTGATTTTCATATTAACTCCTTAATATAATTTAGAATCTTGTAACGCAGCATGTAGAGCTCTACACCAACCGGAGCCTTCTATTGAAACCCAACATTTACCATGACCGTTACATAAATAGCAAGGGTAGACCCCTTTATCACTTGTAGTCGCACCAAAACCCTTACAACGAGGACACTCTCTTTTATGTGCATCCTCAATTTGATTTTTTGAATAGTTTAATACCTTCATATAAGATACCTTTTTTACCGTTAACAATAAAGCCCGTACTCATCATTACGACAAGTACGGGCATGTTTTTAATTAATATCTGCTATTGTTCTACGAGGAAACTCCCATTCTCTTCTAGTTTTATTCCAAGAAGATACAGGGGTGAAGAAACCTACAACACGAGTTAACTGTTCAATTACTTGAGCATTACATTGCGGGCATTTATCGAACCTGCCCATTATAACGTGTCCATTTTCACATTTACTATAAATTGAATTCAATGCAAAGTGTTCACACCCTACGCTGGCTGCATATTTAATAATCTCTTCAGCTTGGCCAGGGCGTATACGTTCCCCAATAGTTGCATGAACAATACCACCACCTGTAAGCATTTGATTATATACACCATCAACTTTTAATTTCTCCCATAGATTAGCTTCTGTCCACAAAGGTACGAATTGATTAGCATACATTTCATAAGGAACTTTTTCTTCACTAAACAATTCTTTATCAGCCGTAGCCAGCCTAACTGCATATGATTCTGCAGGAATTTGTTCGATATTATATACACCTTCTATATCTGGAGATGTTGTATAATGTTTTACTGAATCGTTTAGCATATTGAGGGCATTACCAATAATATCTTCTTCTGGGGGGATATTAAATCTACGTTTGATTGTTTCTTCACATTCTACAATACCAAGCACACCTATAGTACTAAACATACGTTTCATATTAATCCAGCCATTGCTAATAAAAGGATGGAGACCTCTATCGGCAAACAGCTTGATCAAGTTGCGATGTGCTATAAGAATATCTTTAGCATCTTCGATTCGTTCTTGAAGTAATCCCCAGAAATGTACAATATTATTACATTCGAGTGCAATACGATTGAAGTTAATAGTCACTACACGATGACTTCCCAAAGATGCAACAGCACCTGCACCAAAACTATTGCTTTGTGCAGCTACGCCTAGCATTTCAGAGTCGCTCAATAGTCTGCAGCATGATGCTACTTTATCACCCTCTGAAGTAAAGATATTATAACGATGTATATCGTAATTTTCTGTAATATCTTTAAGGAATGCAGTATCTAGAATATTCCCTTCTGAGTCTTTAGCAAAGTTAATAGTCACTACAGGGAACCGATAGGGAAGACCTTCTTGTGAAGGGTCACCTTTATCAAAGAAATCCATAAATTTCAACTGGAGTGTCATTATCTTCTCAGCAACAACCGATCGCCAAACTTCATCACTCATATTAGATTCATTAGGAAAATACCAATTTAAATCTTCTTTTATGATATGTTTAAGCTTTGAGTAATCAAATATAGAGATATTAGTGAAAGGTGTCTCTACTCCATTCCTCGACAAATGATTTACTGAATGAACAAACTGTTGAAATTCCTGTTCAATATCATCAATACCATTTCGATAAATCATAATGTGAGCAATATCAAAGAAGAATGTGCCTACAGCAATAGCACCCGCCAGATGTGATGACATCTGATGAATACTTTCACACAATGCTGAAATATAGCTACCTACTCGCTTACTTGGCTTTGATTGAAGTTGTCCGAAGTCACGTCCATTAATAACAATCTTACTTGCATCAAGTGCATAACAGTAAGGTTTAAGGATATTAGAAGAATCACTCAAACCTAGACTATAATCATACATCAACCCTGAAAGTTGTACAGCTTTTTCTTTACCATACATTTCTTTCATAATACGATACAGGTAATCAAAACCTATAGCTTTGTAAATAGGTTGAACTGCTTCAGACTGTATAGCTGCTACTGTCTTTTCATTTTTATTGCTGTTGTCGTCAATTGAAACATCATTAAGACGTTCCCTGACAAGCCGTTCCACTGTGCGCATAACATCAAAGTTATCTTGATGGAGACCTGATATGCTGAGCAATTTTTGTGCTGTTTTATCAAGATCTTTAGGCTGGTATCTGACTAGAGAATTTTTAAGTGCATTCTCGATACCTTTCAGTGAAACTGTTGAATCTGCTTTTTGAAAGAATTCATCGCTATAATTCATTAATAATCCCATCTGTTGTTAGTTGATTGCCTTCAGCATCCCATAGAATTTGATTCTTAGAAGCCAAAGTGAACCAGTTGAACATTTCTTCATTATATGTGACTCTATTATTTATTTCAAACTTACCTGTAACAAGATAATTATAGAAAGGCAGTTTCAATTTGTCTACATAATCTTTATCATATCCCGTATAAATACAGGTATTAAATACATTATGGATCGAATACGTTAAAATACTTCTAGTTGCATCCACATTAGTTTTAAATAATGGATCACCTCCTGACAAGACTAAGTTATCAGTTCTATTTAGTTGCATCACTAATTCTAGCTCTTCCAGAAAATCATCTTTATCTATAGCTTCATCATCCAGATAAGATTGAAATTCAGGATTTTGACAACCTTCGCAGTTATGTTCACAACCACGGAAATAAATAATGGTTGCACATTCAGATCTGGAAGGATAGTCTAGAAATACTGGCTTATGACTTATCACTGCATTAATCACCCATATCCTCCGTAAAGTTGTCCATCGCACTTGCTCTTTTTAAACGGCCTGTCTTAGAGTCATAGATGGCGCCAGGTACTCCACCTGTCAACCCTGAATATCGCGATTTCAAAACAGCCATACGTATTGTATTTCTTTCTTCATCATCTTCAGCTGTAAGATTTCTTCCGAAGCCCACAATATCAAATGATATTTGTTTTACTGATCCACTGCCTTTTATCGCGTCTAGAGTAGGTATCTCGCCTTCTTCAAAAGATTTTGCTGAATTGGGTGTCTTTCTCAAATGAGAAATCACACCTAACCACACAGGATAAGTTTTTACAATACGCAGAAGCTCATTCATCATTTTATCTTGAGCTTCATTTCCAGTCAGATGCCCCATACCTTCAGAAACTAATATTGTAATATGATCTATTATAATGGTTGTAGCTCCCATCAGGCACATATACTCAATATTGTCAATAATAGTATTATCTTGCATAGCTCCTTGATGGTCTAGCAGTATGATTCTATTATCTTTAAATACCTCATCAAAGCCTACTTTCAACTCATCTTCGGGTATTTCTTCATTTGCAGGATTACGGTTTAAGGCCATACCGGATAACTTACGTGCTGTCTCAGCTGGAGATTCTTCTAATGCAACAATCCCTACTTTTTCTTCTGAGTTCTTGACAACATCCATTACTATTTCACGCATAATGGTCGATTTGCCGCATCCGGTGCCGGAAATGAACAAAGTAATTTCACCATACCTACGTCCCTTGAGCTTAGAATTTAACCCATCTAAGCAATTAGGATACGGTATGGATTGGATTTTGTTATACTCTACTAAAGAATCCCATAACTCATCTTTATCAATGATTCCAGCAGGTACAAACTCAGTTGCATCGAATATAGCATTTAGTAATGCCCTGCCGCCTTTTTTGATTAAAACATCGTTGGCATCTTTTTCAGGCAGCTTACAAACTTTAGCTTTATCATAGCCTATTATTTGTATCGCCTTACTTCTAGCAGTATCTCCTGCGGCATCTTCATCAAAGCATATAACCACTTCTTGAAATGATCTAACCCATTTACGATTATTCAGTATTAAGTTTGTATAGGCTGAGCCTGGTATTGCTACTACAGGATAAACTTTATTATATTTATCTTTGGCAGCCTTTGCGACAGATAGTGCATCTATCTCACCCTCACAAATAATAAGCCTTTTGCCACCTGCATTAAACTTATCTTGCCCGAATAGCTTAGACATTTTACCCATTCTTGAAAATGTCTTTGGCAATCTACGTACATTAAAAACTGTATTTTCATCATAAGGATAGTAATGTTTTTCAATATCACCATCCTCATCATAGCTAACCTTAACTTCAAAGAATTCACAAATATCTTTCGGAATTTTTCTTTCTTTAAAGCCACGTACAGGTAGATTCTGAACGTCTTTTATACTTAATTTTTCAGGTTTAGACATTTCAGGTTCCTTATCTTTCGGAGCAGATTTAAAAGGGGTTGAGCATGAGAAACAAAAGTAACTGCCATCTTCATATTCTACCATTGCATCTGAAGAAGAACATTTGAAACAAGGTAGTTTATATCTCACAGCTACGCCCATAAATCACCTTTTCTGTCGTCTGTCTCCTAAGACAGCTCCAAATGCGAAGCAGTACAGACTAATGATAGCTAAATTTACTGGAGTCCATTCTCCAGTCTCAAAAATCTTATAAATTGACAAAATTGAGCTAATAGCAAAAACCAAGGCTAACAAACTTATGATTATTTCTCTCATTTATCCTCCAATAGTTTTATAACATCATACAATCTCTGAAGATGCCGGTCACTAACACCTTCTTTAACTTTCCAAGAAATACCTTCAATACGACTGTTGAGCCATTGATCACTCAAAGGTGTATCTAATCTGCATAAAGACCATGTCTCCGCATAGGACAGTCCTCCTTTAGTTTGGTATTGTTCAAGAACTATAAATTCAAATTCTTCATCTTTACCATCTTTAAGAAAAGCTTTAACTTTTTTACTGGATGTTTTATAATTTTTCCAAGGGAGGGGCTCACCTTTATTAAGCTTTCCTTTCCCCCAATAATACTTTTTACCTAGATACGCCTTATTAAGGACTTTATCTACAATAACATAAATAAATCCTTCATAGGGCTTCACACCCATTTGATCAGGAAATTGCCAAATACCATTATCAACAGTCATAATAAAGTCCCTCTGATGGTTTATTCCAAACTTTGAATTTCTCACCTTTATACTTCTGTAAGAATAGTAGCTTACCCATCATATCAAGAACATCTTTATAATCTTCTTCATAAGCCATGAAATAATACTCATCTACGAGCTGTCGCATCTCTATCTCAGATTCAGCAAATTGAAGTATTCTCTTAGCTTTCTTTTCACCGATACCTGGAATGCCTAGTATATTATCAGTTGGATCACCTTTCAGCAATTGTTCATAGAAACAACGACACGAATCTTGTGGAGTTAAATGGAGGATTTTGTCTTTATGGATGACATAATGAGTTCCTGGGATACAGAACAAATCTTTGTCAATACTACATACAATGTAATCTTTATTGTTTTCACGTCGCTCCCATGCCCAGAAACTTATATAGTCATCGGCTTCGCCTCCTACTGAAAACTCACCACCTAATGAATCAACAATACGCCATCTCAGTTCATTAACTAAAGCTGTCATATAATTAGGCTTTACTCTACGGTTGGCTTTATAATCAGGATCTACTTTATCTCTGAAGTTGGTAGGAT